TCCCTTCGCAGTCGAACGTGTGTACGTTGGCTGCGCGTCGGGTTATATTCATACTATTGGTTTGGTGTCGACTTCAGCAGCTTCATAATGCGCACCTCCAGCACCTCCGTGATCTTGACGCCTGAAAAGCCGACGATGAAGGCGAGGCCGTACTCGATGTTCGGCGCTTGGATATTGAGTATGCCGATAATAACTGGCGCGATGTAGGTGGCAGATAGTGTGCCGCTAAGTACTGCGATCAGCTGCATCTTCCAGTTCTTCATTTTTGGCGCGAGCAGGAGCGCACCTGCGAAGCCTGCGATGGTCAATCCGATGTTGATGCCGATGGATTTCAAGAAGTCAATCATTGTTTAGGCGCGTTAGCGTTTTTAATTACTACAAGACCATATTTGTTTGTACTACGACCAGCAATCATATTAGATGTATATGGGGCAGAATGTCCATAGTGTTTAGCGCACTCGGAAATACTATTAAAATAGATATTATCCGTCTGACTGTATATTTTCTTTCTATTCGATTCGTGTAGTCTTTCCTTTTGCGCATCCGATAACTTTATGCCGCATTTTTGAGATAGTTTTTTTATAGTTTCAGCAGAATGTTTTTTCCCATAGAAATGGTTCTTTTCTCCCATCATTGCTATAGACTTTCTTTTTTTTAATTCTTCTGAAGCCTTGCGTCCCAATAGCTTTTCTCTAATTTTTTGTTTTTGTTCTTCAGGAACTTTCCGCCCCTTATTTTTAAGACCAGACGATGCCATTCTTTTTCTGGACTCTTCTGTAAAAAAATGAGATGTATCTCCTCCTATTGCGGAGTTTTTTAGATTATAACTCATTTCGTTTAATTGAGCATTAAATGATATTAACATAGATTCCTCAACCTGCCTAAAATCATCCCCAGCATAAATTATATGTCTAATGAATAATGGCTGATGTTTTTTGTATGCTTTCAAAAAGACCTTTCCACTGCCAATATATCCATCATCAATGCCCCCAAAATGGCTACCTATGTACCATTTTCTGCTCTTTATATTAATCCATTTATAAACAAATCCAAACTTTTGCATATACAAAGATAAGTTATTCAAGGCCGTGATGGGCATTATAATCCTTCGTGTACTGCTCATCCCAACCTAAAAATGTATGGACACCTATTGGCTTTGGATAGACCTCATACGGCTTGTATGCGATGTCAGGCTCTGCATCCCAAAGTATGTCGACGCAGTACGCGCCCTCTATTTCACCCAGCGGCACTGCGAAGCCTTGCGGCACTGGTAGCGCGGTGTAGGTAGCCTCGTTGGGGAAGGCATATTTACGAAAGGTAGCCATTACGTTAGTCGGGTTAATTCGGCAAGTTGGTCGTTAGATAGCCGCGTGGTGTAGAGGGCAGCGGCGCGGATGCGGTTTGGGCCAAATAAAGCACTGCTATAAAACTGTCTTACTAAAATTTCAATTAAAGTCAACGGATTCTCAAAAGCAAAAGCCGTTGTGTCTGTACTGCCTACTTGCACTCCGTTGACAAAAGCCGCGCTATCGCCTGACTTATAGCCAATAGCCACTTTATATGTCGTTCCTATTGTTGCTACTTGTGTAAAATTGATATTCAAATTTGAACCACCCGATCTATATCTTATTCGCAAAACCAATGAATTAGTGCCATTGTGTAAAATGCCAACGTAATTTTGAGCACTATTATAGGCGTTAGGGACAACTATAACATCACTTATTGAGCTTAGTGTAAACTCGCAGTACAAAACCCCCTCGGTTTGGCCTATCAGCGAACTCACAAGCGCCCCCGATGCGATGATGGTATCAGCGGCGCGGGTTGCTGCTGCTGTCGTTGTGGGGATGTATGTGGTCGCGACGCTGCCTGCCTCTGCTTGTGCGCCCCAAGCGAAGAATGTGCGAGTTGCGGTTGGTGCATCAAATCCGATTTCCGAATTTGCACTCCCTGCCGAAGCCCCAAGGGTGAATGTAACACGCACCCGATACCATCCGTTGCCATAATTTTCTATACCCGTGCTTACCGCACTTACACCGCCTCCCGATGAACCCGTTGATACCGTGCCTGCATTTATGTTAATAATAGCATTTGCTACGGCAGCATTTGGTGCTGAGGTGTTGTTATTAAAGTAAAATCTAAATGTATCACCCGATGCAACAGTATCGTTTTTGACAAAGCAAGATGCGGTATAAGTCGTTGAATTGCTTGTTGCGAGTAATTGCCGAATATAACCATTATTGCTTGTGATTGAAATCCTGTCAGCGGTTAGAGTGTTGTCGGGGGCTGTTGCTTGATTTGCGGTAGGGGTGGTGTTTACGGCATTCCAAGTTGTTGTAAAATCCTCACTCCTCAACGCCAAATTCTGCCCACTCGCCTCCACCAACAAGGCAGGGCACGACTGCCCCAGCCAATCGATGCGCGGCACTCCCGACGCTACGCTCTCAATCAACCCGCTGCTATTCACGCGCGTTGCCGTTGTGTTGCGGCTCACGGTGAACCGCATCGTGCTATCCTCCGCAACAAACGGAGGCACGTCTTGATATAGGTTGCCATCCTTGTAAAACTGCGGGACAATCAGCAGCGAAGGCGTTGATGGCAGTCCGTCAGTGTAAGCCTCTTGACCGCGCGACACAAGGCAGCTACCTGCCCCTGCGTTTTCATCTTCCACGGTTGCACCTGCGCCTTTTGCGCCTTCACGCGCCGCCGCCCACTGCGTCTTGTATGGATTTGCGCCGTGTTGCGCTATAAACGGCAAGCCGTAGCCAATGCCTAATGCCATTATACCGCGCTTACGATAGTTACGCCCTGCATCGAATAGCCAATGACGCTGCCTGCGTTGAGCGTCACGGCGGCGATCCTGCGGCCATTGTTGGCGGCTATGATCATACCGGGGCTGAACGCTTGCCCGGATGGAAATAAGCCGATACCACCACCACTCACCGCCGTCATCATATTCGTTCCGTTGCTATCGGTCAGCGTTGTAAACTTGGCCTCCTGGTTGACGATTAACACGTCATAGGTGCGACCTGTCACCGATGAAACTGCGCCAGCGCCGACTGCCAGCACTTCGGCAGCCATTCCGCGCCCGAGTAGCGCATCCATTTGTTGTCCTACGTTCATTGTCTTATTCTTTAGATGTAAATATCGTTTTGCCTAATTCTATGCAATTCTGCAATCGTGTTTTAAGTCGTTGGTATTTGGCAAACGTTGCGGCTGAATGGCAATTCAAACACCACCGTTGCCTGCCATCCTGCGACCTTGTCATCCCTTGCCTCCACGAACCGCGTAGCACTCACCGCGCCGGTGATCGTGTAGTCGCGGTCAGGATCATCGGTGAAGTCCGCCACAAAGTCCTGCATGATGCGCAAGGTATCACTCAGCACCTCGTCTTCATTATCCGTCCACCGATACCTCACGTCGCCGCTTATCGTTGCATCCAGTCCACGCAGGTCTGCAACGCGATCCATCACAAGCACACTGACGCTTATGTTCGTAGCACCCATAGGCATTGACGCGCTCTGCGCATCGACGAACAAAAGCGGGTAGATAACCCTATCCCTGTCGGCCGTCCGTAGGTTTATCGTGTTGTCCGTGCCTATCGCCAGCGGATCGCCGAACCCCACCGCGTTGATCTGCAGGTGCGACTGTGCGAAGGCTATCAGGTCGTTTTTGATTGTCACCCAACTGCTCATAGAATTGCTTTAGTTTGTTTACATTTTTCGAGTGCGCCATCAAAAGTAGTTGCGTCGGTTTTCAGGGTAGTCAAGCGGATCGCGATACCTCCCCCTGCGACCAAGCACCATCCCTGTCTGATATGCACTGTTGGCCGGGTAGATCGTGTCAATAGCGACAGGTGGATTGTCGAATAGCGGAAACAGCGTGTGATTCTCTTGAAGGTAGCGCGTGATTCGCTCGGTGTACCACTCCGCGTCATCGCGGCTTTTATCCATCAATCGCGTCATCTCGCGCTCACTCATTGACGTTGACTCCGTGCTGCTCCTGCGATCCATCCCTTTATTCATGAACTTAAACGCCAGCACCATTGGAATTTCAAAGTACATCCACTGAATGATGGCAGGCTGGATGTATGTCTGCATCAGCGTCGTGTTGTTCGCCGATAAAGTACCCGCGATGACCTGCGTCACGAGTTCAGCGTAAAGCGCCGATCCCACCGCTGGCTGGATGTGCATCTCCTGCACCTTGACAATGGTCGGCCGTATCTGCGTGTAGCTTACGTTCTCGCTGATGACGGAGTTTTCGATCAGCGTATTTTCGCTTATAAATAGTGCCTTGCTCATTCGACGATTCTTTCAACTTGTGTACCTTTTTTGATTACCAACTGCTGCACCCACATATGCCGGCAGCTTGGCCGGTGCCTGCCATCTTCCAGCGTCAGCCATCCGCCTCTGCGCTCCCAAACGCTATATCCCATCAATGCCGTAAGCTGGTTGATGTCATCGCGTGTGTATAGCCGCGCGCTGCTCAAGTCCATCATGACTTGGCAGAACTTGCGGCTTTTGTCGTAACCCTCTGCCTTGCTCAACCCACGGTATTCAGGCCTCCAATCATAACGATAGCGCACCTCGACTATTGGTTCAGGCACTTTCTCCTCCTTCGTAGCTTGACCGATACCGCGCTTCAACGGGTACTTGTTGACCTGCAGAAGATATTGAATGCGCTTGCGTATGCGAGCCTTGCTCACCCCAAACTCCTTAGCCATTTCTTCCACCGTTGCATCCTCGCGTTTGCGCCTATATTTTACGATTTTCTCATCCAGCGCCTTGTCTTCATCTGAAACTGCAAACTGCATGAAGAACTCCGCCTCGCCGTATTCGTTGAAATCCAGTTCGCGTTCTTGCAGCACATCGAAGCTGTCGCGCGCCTCACCTAACTGCTGACCCACCTGCGCCAGAAACTCCAGCTCATCAGCTTCATCCGTGAACGCCTGCTCCTTCACGCCAAGCAGCTGGTCAACCTGTTCGGTGTTCAGACCAAAGCCAGCCGTCAGCATCGTGCG